GGGAGGTCAGCAGTTTCGGCCGCAACCCGTTCCTCCCTGGACGGGTCCGGCTGGTCCTGCCTGCCTCACTCCACCACCCTAGAATCGTTGCGGAATTTGCGCGTCATTCGATGGGAGTCAACCGAGCCCTCAAAGGTTTCGTCATTCGACGTCACGGGCAAGGAGATCCCCATCGGACGACATGTGAAGCGACTGGATTCACGAACATCAAGCGCACTTTTAGATGCGTGGGGGATGCGAATTTGCATCGCCCGAACCGCTGGACTATCGGAAGCCCAGCGAACCGCAAAAGATGCGGAGGTCATCAGAATGTCGAATGACAAGGTTGTTGACGCGGGGGTTGTCCGATTGAAGATCAGGGCAGCCAAAGTGCACAACCTCGCACCCGGACTGACAATCCGCGTCTGCTTCTCTGAGAATGTAGACGTGCTACACGCGACGATGAACGCGGTGTCGAAAGTACAATTCGACAAAGCTGGTGCGCAGAAGCTATGGGCCAAGAACGCGGCCGGCTTCGCGACGATTAAATCCGTCGCAAAACATGTGAAGGCAAAACTCACACTTCTCGCGGACCCGCGCACCTCTATGAGGGATCCCCGCTTTGCGGAGAGAGCGCGCGAGTTCAAGCTACGCCTGCGGGAGGCGACCGCCCGAGTCGAGGCTACGACGATCGCGCGGAATGTTGCCGTTCGACAGTTTCAGACGATTCTGCAGGAGCGGGACGTAGCGCTCTCCGCCCTTGACCCGAACTACGAGTCTAGCACCATGACTGACGACGCATGGTCCCAGGCAGTGTTCGGGTTTGACGGCGGTGCTGGTGGGGAGGCGCAGCCTGACTCATCGGAATGCGAGTTGGATTTTCAGATGTGATCGAGGTAGCGCGTACTCGCACATCGCTAGTCGAAGAGGTCGGCGATGTTGACATTTCCGATGACAGGTCGGTCGTGTCTTATATCAGCGAGTCCTCTTCACTTAGATCCGATCGTAGGAACCCCGCTGTTCAACCACCGCTTACTGTAGAGGCCATTAGGGCCGCCAAAGGCTTTCACCGCATTTCATTAAATAATGCCTTTTATTTCCTCGGTTTTAAGAAGATAGGTTACTCGAGACGCTTCTCGTACGGGTATAGTCCTCCAGGGACGCACCGTAGTCTGTATTTTAGTCGTTTTTGCTCTG